TCTCAAATCAGTTCTTTGGTGAAGCACATATGCCAGCAATCGAACGATTGACTGAGACTGCTGATGGCTTGGAAGCCCTTGAATTTATTATGGAAAAACTAAAATCTCCTTCTGTAAATGCTGACTCTAATCCTGTTGGTCAGATTACTGAGGAAAGTTTACGCGCTATGATGGAGGATGAACGCTACTGGCATCCCGCTCGTCGTAACAATGACTACATCAAAGAGGTAAACGATGGCTTCCAGAAGTTATATTCAGGACGAGGTTAAGATTATGACTCGGGGTGAGGCTTACCTTACCCCGATGAAAGAACATCACATTGCTGAGTTAGAAGAAGTTCTCTCAATAGAAAATAAACGAGAGCTAAAGTTACTTGGCTATGAAGATATATCTGCTGCGCTGCAAGATATGTATGATTCTTCTGAAGTTTATATTGTTCGCAACAAAGACAAGGATCTAGTTTTTGCTGGTGGTCTTTGGCATGAGGCAAATGAGGAATGGCCCCAAATGTTTGCGATGTTCTCTTACAAAGTAAGAGAAAACTTTAAGCTACTAGCGCGTGGATCCAAAATGCTAGTAAGTTTCTTTGACCAAACACAGCACGGCATGAGCATGACAATTCTTGCAGATTATGAGTTTATGGTTGATTGGGCTTCTTGGTTAGGGTTCGAAGCTGTTGGCGTGTCCCAGAGCGGATTTAACAAGTATGTCGAATTTGTGCGTTGCAATCCAAATAAAAGTAATGTTTACAATTTGACATCGCGGCCCGTAACGCATTGATCGGCCCTTAACAGGATACCCGAATTGAGATGGAAGTGCGGATACCCGTAGCAAACCGAAACTCAACTTAGGACTGTTAAAATGGCTAATACAATTGACCAAGCCTTCATCAAGCAGTTTGAGACTGAAGTTCACATGGCGTATCAGCGCATGGGTTCCAAGCTACGGAACACTATCCGCTCTACAAATGTAACTGGCTCAACTGCACGTTTCCAAAAAATCGGCACTGGTGCTGCGTCTACAAAGACACGCAATGGTGACGTAACAACTATGGAACTAGCACACACCAATGTCGAAGCGACAATGGCTGACTACTATGCAGCAGAGTACATCGACAAACTTGACGAATTGAAAATCAACATCAATGAACGTCAAGCTGTTGCTCAATCTGCTGCTGCTGCTCTAGGTCGTCAAACAGACGCGCTTATCGTTGCTGCAATGGATGCTGGTGCAAATGCTACTCAAATCGCAGATACATCTGGCGCATTGGGCAAAGCAGACTTGCTAACATTGTTTGAAACATTTGGTTCTGCTGACATTCCAGAAGATGGACAGCGCTACCTAGCAATGTCTCCAGCGGGTTTTGCTGACTTGTTCAACATCAACGAGTTTGCATCATCAGACTATGTAGGCCCACAAAACCTACCGTTTGCTGGCGGCATGACAATGAAAGAGTTCTTGGGCTTCAAGATCTTCTCAACGTCTGCTGTAACTGGTGGTAAGAACTTTGCTTATCATACAACTGCTGTTGGTATCGGTATCAACTCTGACGTACAGACAGAGGTAAACTATGTACCGCAGAAAGTTGCGCACCTAGCAACATCAATGATGTCAATGGGGTCGGTTGCTATCGACGACAACGGCATCTACGAAGTTCTAGACAACAACTAATAGGGGTGGGGGCTACGGCCCCCATACTTTTCCATGGCTCTTAGTACACCCGCAAATAGTGCAATCGACATTTGTAGTCGCGCTCTGATCTTGATTGGTGCAGAGCCTATTACTTCTTTTGAGGATGATACCTCTGAGGCTTTGATTGCTGGTAATATGTATGAAGATATTGCTAGATCGAACCTAGTATCTACTCGGTGGCGCTTTGCCACAAACCAAGCAGTTCTTAACAGATTAAGCGACGAACCTACTGGTCGTTTTGATTCTGCGTATCAGCTACCCACTGGTCAGTTATTTGTTCACGCGGTTACTGTTAATGACTTTCAGATTGAATATACAATCTACGGCAGCAAGATCTTTTGCGATGCATCTCCGCAAGATCAACTGGTAGTAGATTATACATATCGCGCAGAAGAAGGTGATTGGCCTTCTTATTTTTCTGTCTGCGTTGAATATGCAATGGCTGTTGTGTTTGCGACTGCATTAGCGCGTGACCAATCTCTTTCTGTAATGATGGCTAATCAATATGATCGCTTACTTGCCAAAGCTAGATCGATTGATGGGCAGCAACAAACAACAAGAAAACTTGTTACTTCGAGGTTTATTACGAATAGGCGTAGCTAATGCAAAAAGCTAGAATACCTTTAACAAACTTCCAGTATGGTGAGATTAGTCCGTCTTTGGTTTCAAGGACGGATTCTGCTATATACAACTCGTCTGCTCAGAGCGTTAAGAATTTCTTTATTCGCAGTGAAGGTGGTGTATCTAAGCGTGGCGGGTTCCAAGCTATTCATAAGTTTGCAGGGCTTTCTGAAGATACAAACATTCGTCAACAGGTTCGTATTATTCCATTTATCTTCTCTGATGATGAACAATATATCATAGCGCTTTCACATCAGGCGTGTGAAGTATTCTTTATTAGTCCTATTGATGGCACCCTGACATTGGTGACAACCCTGACAACTGATGTAAATGGTGATGCGCTTCCTTGGGATGAAACATACATCCATGAGATCACATACGCTCAAGGCGGTGATATTATGTTCTTGGCGCACAATACATTTATGTGCCAACAGCTTATTCGTACTGGGCTAAACAGTTTTCAGGTTGAGGAGTTTGACTTTCAGTTACAGGCTGGCGGCGGTCGAATCTATCAGCCTTACTATTCATTCCAAAGCGCTGGTGTAACATTAGATCCATCAGCAACTACTGGTACTGGCATTACAGTTACTACAAGCGCAAACTACTTTGATACAACAGGCACTCAAAGTGGTGGTAACTACTTAGACTCCAAGCATGTTGGAACAACTTTGTTATTTCATGAAGCTGAGATCTACATTACTTCGGTTCAGTCTGCGACTCAGGCGACAGGTAATATTGTTGATGAATTGTATGTAGAGCTAGATGCTAATGCCATTCGTACTGTTGATGGCTCTAGTGATATTGAGTTTACCCATCTGCATCACGGCATGGCTGTTGGTGACAGCATTACAATTCGCAATGCATCTACTGTTGGTGGTATTAATGCTGGTCAGATTAACGGTGCTAGATCAATAACTAAAGTTATTGACGAGAATAGATATAAAGTAACCGCTGGTGCTTCGGCTAATACATCTGAAGATGGTGGTGGTATTCCACAGATTGTAACACATGCGCCAACACAAGAATGGTCGGAGCAATCTTACTCTGCACTTCGAGGCTATCCCGCAGCCGTAGGATTCCATGAGAACAGGCTTTGGTTTGGTGGAACACTAGCTCAACCTGATACGGTATGGGCAAGTAAGTCTGGTTTGTATTACAACTTTGATATTGGTAATGCAGAAGACAATGACAGCATTGAGCTTGTTATGAGTATTGGTGAGGTGGCAACAATTCGTCACTTTGTATCAAATCGTGACATTCATATCTTTACTGCTGGATCTGAGTTTTACATTCCCACATTCCAGAATGAACCTATTACCCCGACAAATGCCAGGGTGAAACGTCAAACCTCATTTGGCTCTACCTATATTCGACCACAACCATTCTACGGCGCTACTATATTTGGGCAAATTGGTGGCAAAATGATTCGGCAGTTTGTCTATAGCGACTCCGAACAAGCGTATAAAGCTGATCCTATTTCCTTGCTTTCATCCCATCTCATCAAGGATCCAGTTCAGCAATGCGTTATTAGTGGTGCTGTAAACACTGCCGAGTCATTTGTATTTGTTCAGAACTACAGTGGGGAGATTGCAGTCTACAACTTGAATAGAGTTGAGGGGATTGCTGGCTGGACTAACTTTGAAACTGTAGGATCTTTCTATTCGGTTTGTTCTGTAGAGAATCGAGTATTTACTATTATTAAGACTGATCTTGGTTCTGGATCTCAGAGCTTTGTGTTGGCTGAACTAAATCAAAATATAAACTTAGACTGCGGCAACTTATACACAGGTACGGCTGGCGTCTTTGATGTGTCTGACTTCTTCCAAGATGGTGCAGAAGTAGATGTGGTTAGCTCTACGGATTACCTTGGTAAGTTTACTGTATCTGGTGGTGAGATTGATGTGTCGGCTGTTGATGCAGCACTTACAAGTTGTCAGGCTGGATTTGGTTTTGATGTGGAGCTAAAGACCAATCCTATTGATGTAACTACAAGTCTTGGGCCTGAGACTGGTCGCCCTCGTAGTTTGTCTAGCGTTATACTTGATTTGTATGACACTCTTTCTGTGTCTGTGAATAATAAGAAGTTGATCATCCGTAAGGTAAACAATGACTTTAGCCAGCCAAGACAGGCGGTTACTGGAAAGAAAGAGTTTTATTTAATGGGGTATAGTCGGGATCCACAGATTACCGTTACCCAAACTGCGCCATTATTCTGTCAGGTTAATGGCATAACTGCGGAGGTTTCTTTCTAATGGGACTGCCACTTGTATTAGCTGCTGTAGGTACGGCTGTATCTATTAGTTCAGCAAATAAACAGAACAAAGCATCTGCGGAAGCTGCTAGAGTTGCAAAAGAAGTTGGTGAGCTAGA